TACATCTGGCGTATTGTAATTAGTAAACCCTGCCATATCACCAACTGCGCCTGCAACGTCACCAATAACACCAAAGTTACCCTGACCATCTGTTCCGCGTCCGCTAAATAATCCATAATCTCCAGCTTTTTTCTCAATTTGGTTTGTATAACCAGCTGCGGCGGCTAATGCTGGGTCAACTTCGCCAACGTCATAACCCATTGAAACAATTGATGTTGTATTAGGGTTTTGGAAGCTTGCGTCAAGATCATCTTTTGGCCTTGGGGCTACCACGTTTTGAACTAATCCTAAAATGCCCGGTGCTGTAAATCCTTGTGATTCATCATACGTTGCATAATTAGTGCCGGCAGTTGTTGATCCGATTTCAAAAGGAGATGCAGAATATGTTGTCCCTGTAAAGTTAGGGTCATAGCTTGGGTCTAATGTCCCCACAACTCTACCATTTGATGCAGTAAATCCGTCTGTGTAATCAATATCAGGGTTTACAGATTGCTTTGCCATTTGATCTAGCAATCTTTGGTAGTTATCATCGCTTCTTTGCTCACGACGCAATGCTTCCATTCTTGCGGCTTCTGCGGCTTGGCGTTGCGATTCAGCATTTGTCATATAATCATTGTAATTTATTGGCATAGGTGCGTTTGAACCATAGCCGCCGGAATATGGGTCAATAAAGAAGCTGTCCATGTAGGATTTTTGCGCTGGCCTTTGTATAGCAAGCTCATCCAATGATTGCTGGTATATTGGAGCTGATGAATAACCACTTACGCCGCCAGCATATTGCGTAGGCGCGCCCATGCCACCCATTATATCTTGCTGGATTGTTGGTGCGCTCATGCCAAATGCGCCTGCAACATCAGCCGTGTTTTGAAATGATGCTTGTTGCATTGGAGTAAATGCAGCCACGTCTGGGCCATAGTATGGTACATAACCAAGCTGTGAAATACGTTCAGCTTTATTTAAGTTACGCTGCGCCGCTTTTTCAATGTATTCTGGGATTTCAACGCTAGATGTTGTTGATCCGCCTTTTCCGCCTGACATTACTCAAACTCCTTAATATACGACGAGTGTAGCTGATCCCAGCCATGCTTCGCCAATGGTTTTTTCCAGCCTACACGCCCCGTCATGGTTAGTGCTGTGCATCCTTGTGCTTTAGCCCACTGTATCACATCTTGGTGCATATCCAAAATCTGATCTAGTTCACCCCCGCCAAGGAACACGTTTAACATTCGTTTACGTGGATATACCACAATTTCTGTTACTATGCACCCCTTTGGCGTAGGCCACAACTGCATAGTACCCTTATATATTCCTTCTGCCACATCAATAAAATCATGCGTGCCGCCTGAATACTCCAAAGCCGCTTCAATCCAAGGTCTACATCTTTGCAATTCTTTATCCATGCGTCCTCGTAATTGCTAGTGTTGAAGATGGTATTGCTGGCACTGGAGATGATGCTGCTGTGTAATTTAAAAATCCGTCAGTGTTATCCATCATATAATTTACTTCTAAATAATCACCAGCCGCCACAGTAAATATTTGTGTACGTGATGTAACAACTGTAGCATTATTCTGATGTAATGCAGTTGTCATAGCGCCATCTACAACACTGCCATTAATAGTAGGCCAGAAGTAAAAGTGTACTGTGCTTGCGCTTGTTGATGATATTTGCGCGGAAAATGACAATACATATTCTCCAGCCTCTTCAAATACAATTCTACTTGCTGGTGTACCTTGTGTAATCTTTGTATTGCCAGATGGTGCATCATAGGTCAGCTTGTATGCCGTATTTGCTAGAGCTGGTGTAACGTCTGATGTTTTAATAAAATTAGCTTGACCGCCCTCTACTACAATTTGACGCCACTCTCCGCCTTTGCTTACAACTGGATATTCATATGATCTATTCCACATAAGTGTACCGTCATCAGCTGCGGTTTCGCCACCAGTTTGTTGAACGAGAGGTGATCTTGTCTGTGACATAAATTGCATGAGGCGTCTGCCCCATGTTTTCCAGTCATCTCCATATGGTTCTGGTGGTCTTTGTTGTTGCGTCATCTTCTACCGCCTGCAACAACATCTAATCTATTTACGCCAACACGCCAATCGCCTAATTCAACTGCGCTTACTCGCATTCTCATTTGACGCCCAGTAAATCTCAGTGATGTAGGTGTGGACATTGTATATGGGCCGTAATCACGCTCAACACCGTTGGGATAAAATCGTGTTTTAAATGTCACGTTCACATCACCTTGCGTTTTCTCATCAGGTATCATTTCAGTTACGGATGCCACTGTATCGCCAGACCCAAGCATAATAGGGCCAGTTTCAGCAAACGGCGTTAGTGAGCCATAATCGTAACCAATTTCATGCTCGTAAATCTTGTAGTTATCTGCGTCTACCCAAAGAGGCTTTCTAAATGCGCCCGCGTCAACTCCAGCAGTTCTTCCTAGTGATCCAATGTACCATGTGTTTTCAATATAATTAAACACAACATATCGGTCATTTTCTGTTGATTGAGATGATGGGTAAAACCAGAATATTTCTCCAAAATTACTGTTAGTCACGCAAAATGCCTTACTTACTTGACCTCGGTTCATATCGTTAAAGACGTAATCTGCAACTTCACTTTGTATTTCTTGAACCGCACCACCTGTATAAGCATAAAATGCGTGTGCGCCCATCCAGAATGCACCTGCATCAACAACTGATATTGCTTTATTAGCAGCTAAACCACACGATGATCCAACACGCTCAATGCCGTAAACATATGGTGGGCCTACATAATTTGCTACGTGTGCGTCTGTGCTGGTTAAGATAAGCGTTTGACCGCGTACTTTAATACCCGCCATAATTTGACCGCTTGTGTTTAACTCTAAATCACCGGCTTCATTTGTAGCTGCGGGCGTCCAAGTTGTATTGTCTTCACGATCAGACCATTGCACTTTGCGCGGGTTTCCACCCGCACCAAGAGCAAATAAGAAACGCTCTTCTGTGACGACTAATGATCTATTACTTGTTGGAGCGTTGGCTATAACTGCGGCTGGTGTGCCTGTTGCTAATGCCCACTCGTATATTTTTCCATCATCTTCCGTACATCCCACAAGGTTTTGACCCCATGTATCTAATGCCCAGGATGTTGCTGGCTGTATTCTTACTGTGTCCGGGCGTTCTATGCCGTATGCGTAGCTGCCGTAAAAACTACCGCCATATCCCGTAAACGCAGCTGCATCATCTCTGCCCGCAGTAAATGACGCTGGAGTTATATCGTGCCTAACGCCTGCTTGCGTCCAGACATATAATTTATTGTATGTTCCGCCGACTATCCATCTGTCATTGCTATTATCTATCCAAGATAACATGCCACGCACTGGAGCTGCGGCGGCGTTATCTGAGCGTGTACGCCAGCCACCCATTGGGCGCATGGTATTATCTATCCATCGAATTAAATTTGCATCACGCCAGCGACCATTGGATTGCAGGTCAGTTCCGTTACGGTAAACTCCAGAAGGAATATCTAGTGGAATAAGTGGCATATAGACCTCATGGCGTTGAACTTGTTGGACTATAACACATTTTGCAGTAAAATAACAACAGGAGTAATACGACTTACCCCTGTTGCATATATTTGTTTATTCTTCAGCTTCTTCAGCTTCAATTATTGCCTCATCTAATGATACACGTAGCATCTTTGTGAAAGCATCTCTGCCTACTTTGAGTTGGTCTAAGTTAAACTCTGCCGAACCAATCTTTTGCTGCAAAGAATTGATATGATTAATCATAACCTTCTGCGCGTCAGTTAGTTGGTCTTCAGTGTAGTCTTTGTCATCAATCGTAATAACCTTTTTATCTTCAGCCATTTTGATCTCCTTTAGTTTAAGTTAAAATTACCAAGGCATCCCAGATGAGGATGTTGGGTTTGCAAGTTCAGCTATCTTAGCATCGTTTGCCGCTTCAGTATCAGCTTGCACAACTTGTTCGTGTACCCAAGCTAATACGTTTGCTTCTGTTAGATCAGCGTAAGGGATGTAATCATCGTCTGATGGTACACCTGTATGGGATGTCGTTCCGTATGCTGATGCAGTGTTCGTTCCATCTGTGCTTTCGCAACGCCAGTGTGCTATTGTTACTGAATCATCAGATGTGTT